TTAAATAATTATCAATGTAAATTACCTTGTGACTTTTACTCATTGATTCAAATGACTTACTCTGAAAATACCAATGGTCCATTTTTACCAATGCGTTATTCAACTGGTCATTTTGAAACAGCAGGTGATACAGAGGATATCACAAGTACAACTGTAACTCCTCCTGAGGCTGATATTATAACCTTTGCAATGCAATTATATAATTTAAACTATCATGATGCTGTAACATATTTAAATACTGCTCCAGAAAAACGTACCCTTATAGCATCAATGATATCAGATGGATATGCTAAAGTAGTTAACCTAGATCATAATTTAGGTAATCCGTTGACAACAACTGAAGACATTACTTACGTAATTGCACATAATTATATTAAGACTAATGTGCGTACCGGTTATATAATGATGGCGTATCAAGCTATACCAACTGATTGTGATGGTTATCCTATGATACCAGATGAGATTAGTTTTAAGGAAGCTATCTATTGGTATATAACTATGAAGATGATGTATCCCAAGTGGGCTGAAGGTAGGATAAGGGATGCAGTATATTATGATGCTAGGAGATCATGGAATTACTATTGTAAACAAGCATATGGAGATGCTTTAATGCCAAATGCTGATAAATTAGAAAGTATTAAGAATGCTTGGGTTAGGCTAGTGCCTAATCTTAAGGAACATGCTTCTGGCTTTTCAACTCTGGGCCAAGAGGAGTATTATTATAATCATAATTAATCATGGCTGAAAAAGTTGTAAATGGTTTTATGAAAGGCATGTCTACGGATATGCATTATTCATTATTAGATAACCAACAATATTCGTATGCAGAAAATATTAGGCCTGTAAGTTCTGGCTTTAATACAACTGGTGCTATAGAAAATATAAAAGGTAACAAGTTTATAGGTGACTTTGGATTTACAAATTCAACAGCACTTATAGATGGGCATGTTTATATGGTAGCACAATCTACAGTTATATATAACAGTGTAACATATGATGTATACTCTACATTCACATGTACTACTGCGAATGGACTAGCCTTTACTGGTACTGGTAGAGTTATAGATGTTACTGCATATGGTATATCATCAGATATGTATGTTATTGGTGGAGTTGAGTTAAGAGATTCTATTATTCTCTTTACAACAAACAATACAAGATCACAAATATATAAGTTAACTATAACTGGTGTATCTAATGGTGAAATAGACACATTGACTTTATTATATGATGATGAGTACAATGTGGATGATTCTAGGTTAGAGTTTAATGTAAATAATAGAATTAAAGCTATTGCTAGATATGAAACTCCAAATATTCAAAAGGTATATTGGACAGATGGTATAAATCCATTAAGGTACATGAATATAAATAAAGAGTGTACTACTAATGGTGATCCGTTTACAACAGATGGTGACTATTGGGGAGTAGACAAATTTGAATTGCTTCCTAAAGTTGTATTAGACAAGCCTACTATAACAGGTATAACAACAGGTACTATATCAACAGGTATGGTGTTTTACGCTTATCAATTATATATTGAGAATGGTGCAGAGTCTGCAATATCATATATAAGTGATCCTTTACATGTTACTTCTGATAGTGATTACTATTCAAGTGACTTGTATTATGAAGGAGATGGTGTAGACCCAGTAACATCAAAAGGGTTTATTATAAATATAAACATGTCTGGTAATAATACATTTGATAGGTTAAAACTTATTAGGGTTCACTATGAAAGTTTTAATCAATTACCAAAGATATATGTAGCGGCAGACATACCAGTTAATTTAAGTAATCCAACAGTAACGTTAACAGATACTGGGTCTGTTATTACTGAATTAACAGCAGAGGAGTTTGCAATTGATTCTACAGAAATATTTATTTGTCAAGAACTTGCAACTAAGAATAATATTTTGTTTGCAGGTAATATAGAAAAGAAAACATTTACTATAGATGACTTTGATGCAAGGGCTGTTAGGTTTAGGTCATCTTCAGAACCTCCAGCTGATACTGTAACAATAAATAAAGGGGTGCATTATGATATGCCTATTCCTCCTGATACAGATCCTTATTTACTTGTTGAATACTGGGGAGAAAGTTCAGTTGGTATAACTATAAATAATTTTCAAGAGTGGGCTGGTATTCCTTCTCATCGTGTTATTACAGCAATTACAGATTTATTAGCAAATAGAATATCTATATCATATGAAATAGGTGGACATGAATATTCTACAACATCAAATTCTATTACAAATCTATTGGTTTCATGGGATGGTACAAATTTACAGTTTATAGTTATTTCTACAGATATTTTATTTGATCATGGATTTGATCCAGGTACTGATACTTTTTTATCATGTAGATTAACTAATTCTACTATTGGTGGACCAACATTTGAATATTCATATACTTCTGCTTTGGCGTCTGTAACATTAGCAGAACCTTATGATATTACACATGGTTATGGAACTAATTATATTACTCCTCCTATCGATAATACAAGTTTAGCAAGTTGGCAAGCAGCTGGGTGGTTTAGTTATTATGAAGATCATGATGGGATTAACGATTACAATAATCCAGATAATGACCCAGATCCTGAAAAACAATTTATATATAAGTCGGATGGAGTAACATTAGGTGCTGAAGGTCCTAATATTGAAATAGAATTTAAATGGGAAGATTTTGCTATAGATGATATAGCTGGATCAGCGTCAACTTATTATGTTGGTACTATAGCAGATGGTTCTTATAGCAACTATGCTAGCCCATTAAATGGTGGTAAGTTATCATGGCAACGAGATGAAGTATATAGGTTATTTATAAGCTTTAAAAATAGTAGGGGACAAGACACTGAACCAAAATGGATATGTGATCTTAGAATCCCTAAGATGGTAGATGCCACATATGGTGTAATTACCAATAGGATATTTTCTATGACTCAAGCTAGGCGAGTATACCCTGTTATAAAAATTAGGGATGGTTCTTGGCCAACTGATGCAATATCTGCACAAGTTTATAGAGTTCCTAGGAATAGGGAGGATCGTCAGATTGTAACACAGGCTTTAGCTTATCCGTTTACTAATATATCGGGTTGGTATCTTAATAGGGGTAATACAGCATTAGATTATTATTCTAGTGGTAATGAAAACTTAGTAAAATTAGTATCTCCTGAAATAAATATAACAAAGAATATTACAAAGTCTGGCAATGATTATTTAGAATTTTTAACAGACTTTAGTTCTGATTCTGTTTCAACTGGTGGGTATGGTTCTTTAAACGAAAGGTCTATTATTAAATGTAGGGCTAATACTGTTAGGACTGCTTTTGCAGCAAATGATTATACTGATATAGTTAATACTACAACTGTTATACCACTTGATGATCAACCTAATTATTCAGTTGGTGGCGTAACCTTCTATAATTATAATGATGTAGAATATATAAATGCTAAAGGTTCTACAGGACTTGTTGTGAAATATTCTAATAACTCTTGGACTGCAGAAGGCAAAACATTAGCGTTAGTTAACTATAAGAACAATTGTTGGAATTCACAGTACGGTGGGTTAACATATGAGAATAGGCAGTTTAATAATATGATTCCTTGTTCAGATGTAATCTATACTACTGGTAGATGGACAGATTGTAATTATGGGGATACATTTATAACATACTTTGATGTATCAACATTGTTATATGATATGGATATTGCAGAAGGTAATTATAGTGATTACTCAAAGAACGAATCTATATATGTCCCAATAGAGTCTTCTATAAATTGTAACTTAAGATCTGGTGGGTTTGAAACACATAAACAATATAATGTGGCTCACTCATACATGATACAAGAAGAACTTGGGGCACATATGTTTACTGACTCTAGTGATACATTACATGTGTTTAATCAAACAGACGATATGTATAAATACAATACTGTATATTCTCAGCAACCTTTGCTTGCAGCATTAGTATCTATTGATGAAAGTCGTCAAACTGAAACTGTATTTGATACACAGATTAAAGCATCTCTGCCAAAACTTAATGGTGAATATGTAGATTCATGGACTAAGTTTGGTGTTAATGAAACAATTGAAGTTGATAGTTTATATGGTTCATTAAATGCTTTATTAGAATATGGTCACTCCTTGTATTTCTGGCAAGACAAAGCATTTGGTACATTATCTGTAAATGATAGATCTGTTATACAAGACAATAATACTTCTCAACTTGTATTAGGTACAGGTGGTGTATTAGATAGATATGATTATATCTCTACACAAAAAGGTTGTGAAGACAAGTTTTCTGTTGTGGCTGGCGTTGCAGGTATATATTGGATAGATAGAAATAATAGATCTATTAATAGATTTGCAGAGTCACTTAGCGACTTAGCTTTACAGAAAGGTGTTAAGTCATTATTCTTATTAGACGAGAACTTAATTAATTGGTCAACCTATTTATCTGTACAAGATAAAGAGAATAATGAAGTAATATTTACTTTAGCTGACTATGTAAATGGTAGCATGGTATCACCTGGTATAAACGAGCATGATTTGAATAAACCATTTACATTATGTTTTAATGAAACAATAGATATGTTTAATTCTATATATTCATTTGTACCATATGTATATATACCATACAAGAATACATACTTAACTAATAGTAGGCATAATGTTAATGTATCAAATATGCCAGCTAATCTATTGTTTGTACACAATGTGAATGAAAATGTACAGGCAAGAAATAATTTTTATGGGTTATATTATAACGATGTAATTGGTCGTTATAGGTCAAAGGTTAGGCTGGCATTTAATCCATATTATCTTAACACAAAAGTATTTGACAATCTGTTTATTAATGGGGAGGTTAAAATATCTTCAAATACTACAGATGTTTATAAGAGAAACGTCAATGAATTAATGGATAATGAATTGTGTCCTGTTCATGACGTGTTATTCTATAATGATTATCAAACTACAGGTGTTACAGATTTAGTTTATAAATCTAATTTAGAACGTAGAGAACGTGTATGGTCTACAGTTATTCCTAGGAATGCCGTTAATGTTCCTTACGGTTTTCAAGCCAATGATCCTACAATAGAAACCTTAACTCCTCGTACTGATTTTCAAGAGAGGATGAGAGATAAGTATTTAGTATGTGAGTTTAATACAAATATTCCTACTACTAATACTGACTCTTATAGGTTTATTATAGAAAACTTAGGTGTTGTATATAGAAATTCTTACAGATAATGAGTAGTATAAAAATTAAAAAATCTAAGCAGGGGAGTTTACATAAGCACCTAGGTGTGCCGCAGGGTAAGAAAATCCCTGCTAGCAAACTTAAAATTAAATCCACAGATAGTCCTGCTATTCGTAAGAAGAAGCAGTTTGCTATTAATGCTAAGAAGTGGAAACATGAGGAAGGTGGTTTGATACCTGAATATTCATGGGGTGGTGTATTAGCAGATACAGCAGCTGGTGCTGGAATGGGTGCTATGGCAGGTGCTCCACTTGGTGGTATTGGAGCATTGCCAGGAGCTATTATAGGTGGTGCAGGAGCTTTTCTAAAAGGAGCTGTTGGTGAAATAACTGGTAATAAACAAGAAAAATTAGAATTAGCACAGCAAAGAATTGCACAAGCTAATAACTCATTTAATACTA